TTCTGTAACCTGAGTAGTCGATAGCTGGCTAATCGGTCCAACAAATTTCGTTTGTCTGAGATCAGTTTTGGTAGACATTTAAACCTCTCAATCTCTATGCTTCCTAAAATACAATCTATCACCAACCCGTAACTGAAAAGTAAAAGCTACCTGGGTTCTAGGTGGCGATCCAACATAATTAAAATCAAATCCATTTTCTAGCGTCTGGCCGTTCAGGTCAACCATCAGCTCATCGCTAGTATACTGTCCACTGTTGGGGAGCGTAACGTTTACACCAGCATTTATAGGGCCCGTAATCTCATTGCCGTTTCCAGGAGATCCTGACACAACAAGCAGATACTCGTCATAAATCGGTGGAGTCGAAGACTCATCAAACGATCTCAAGACTCCATTGACGATACGAGTAAATTTGGCCATTAAACACTACCTTTACAATACCCCAACAACCTCAGGCTGAACCCACAATTTATTTGTATCCTGAACTATACCGATCCTAACAACAGCATCATTGTTAGCAGTCGGGGCAGTCACTGAGAAAGCTCCTGATGAAGTCAAGAAGACAGGCTTACCAATGTCTGCTGCGGCAAAGTTGGCATCAGAAACTTGTAATGAGTGTTCACCAAGCATAATCACTGTCATATTATCACCGGCAGCGACCGTAGTAGAAGAAAAAGCGACACCAATTACATAAAAATTGTCATTTGATGAAGCGTCTTTGTCTGCTTTGTAAATTCTACCAGCAGTTTCACCGGTTTTTGCAAATCTTACAAGCCAAGTTGTATTTGCTGCAAAAGCTTCTCCTGCAACCATCGTTCGGCGAGCAAGAGGAGCGCTGTTAACTGCGATGTCGTTTGCGTTAACCTGGATAGAACCATCAGCGTTAGCACCAACAGCAAGAGGAGAACCAGCACCGCCAGTTAAACCAGCACCAGCGACAGAAGCGGCTAGTTTAGCTTCTGTAACAGCGCCATCTTGAATTTTAGCGGTAATGACAGAATCTGTAGCCAACTGGGTAGCTGTGATTCCTGCGTCTGCAACCTTAAGACCTGCGGCAGACTTAGAAAGTGTTGAGCCGTCAAGTTCAAGAGAGAGCTGACCAGAGACAAACTGAAGACCTTGACCGTCATGATCAACTTCAATAGTAGTGCCTGTGATCGTAATACCGTCGCCACCGTTGAGGGTTGTGATGGAGTTAAAGAATACAAAGGTGATAGGATCTGTACCTAAAGTAGCTGGGTCAGAGTTACAAACAAACACCTTGCCTGCATTTGTAGTTCCTTGAGAAACCGCAACATAAGACCCTTTGATCTCATTGATAGGTGTAAGCTGGTCAAAATCTTCAGCTCTTGACCAAGCACCTGCAGCCACTACATAAATACCGTTATTAGCAGCAGAGGTTTGATCCTTAACAAGTACCCTATCGCCAACAACCAAGTTTACACCATCGACGGTTTGAGTACCTGATAGTGTGATGTTTGCAGTGGTGGCAGCCCGAACAGCTTCCTTAGGTTTTACGCCCTCGATAGCATTATCTACATAAGTTTTGGTTGCAGCGTCGGAACCAACAGTAGGAGCAGCGAGGTTTGTAAGTTTAAAACCACCCATTGACTGGTCGGCTGTAAAAGCTCGCGAACCGTTTTGGAGGATAGCGGTGTTAACCTCGCCAAGGTTAACGTTGGCATCGGGCATCGTGATTGTTCTGGTAGTGCCTGTAGCGATACCAGAAGCTTGGAAGGCGATCTTTTTTGTGTTATCGACATCGTCAGAGATTCTAAAAACGTTATCTTGAAAGTCTGGGGTAATACTAACGTTTTCAACCGCAGTTTCCAATGATTGGAGAGCTTGCTTAATTGTTGAGTTTGCAGGGATCGTGTTTCCTGTAAAAACTCCAAGATTATCGGAAGCAGGAGCAACACCAGAAAGGTTCTGGAGATTTGAGATGTGCCCCAGGTTGATGTTTGAGTCGGGTACTGTGATCGTGCGGTTTGCCGTTAAAGTTCCCGCAAAAGTTACGTTGTTTGCACCGCCAAGATTTAGTTTGAGGTTTTGTAAAACAAGCGTATTGGCCGTAAGATCTACATCTCTGTGAACCCCAGAAACTAGGCGCGAAAGCTTTGAAATATCTGCCATTTTCTTCTCCTAATTACTCTTCTGCATTAAAAGAGGGATCTTTTGCCATCTCTTTTATAAGATTGGCTTCGCCCTGTTTTACTATCTGGACCCCTAAAAGCACCTCAAGTCCATAAACGTTGAGGTATTTGTTCATATCGGAAACGGCTTGTTCGACCCTTTCTTTTATCTTTTTTCTTAGCATCGCCTCAATCTCTACGTATTGCTCTTCTGGAATTGATTCGATGTCAATTTTTCTAATTCTTTCCATAACTTACAGCTTTCCGACGAGCTGCATTTTAACCAGCAAGTCCTTATTTGAAGGTGTGTTTGTATTTCTTACAATAACCCCTACCCTAATAACAGCATCTCCAGCTACAAAACCATTAACCCCTATAACTGGATGCTGGTTGGTAAGGCCCCCAGTTTTGGATACATAAACATAATCTCCATGGGGAAAAGATACGGATACGTTTTCAATTCTTCCTGCTAAGGAAACGGTACCAGTGGCATTATCTGCAATAGGCGCTTGAGTCACTCCTGCAATAGAAAAAATAGTATCGTCATCTGAAACGTCAATCGTTGTAATATAGCCGTTATTATCTACTGCTACAGGTGTTAAAGCAGGAATTAAAGAGCCAGATTGATTTTTCATCTGTGTCGTCAGATTTGAGTTTGCAGCCTGAGCTTCTGCTATAATTGCAGCAAATGGTCTGTAGGTCATATCTCAATCTCTTTGTTTAGGTATTAAACAACCCACCAATTTGCCCCATCGCTTATAATCGATATTGTCTCGTACTGAGTTGTAATCGAGTAAGGAGTGGATGTGCGGTCGACACCATCAACTGTTTGGTTTAACACAGTTGCTACAAACAAAGTGTTACCAGTATCAAGTTTTTTGACTGTAATATGTTTACCGCTGTTTCCAACAGCAGTTGGAAGTGTTACAGTTCTGTTGCCACCTGAGTTGTTGACTAGTATATAGTCATTTGAAGCGGTCGCTGTATAGTTTGTACCGGTTACGGTTACAACATCATAAATAGGAGCAGCAGGAGCAGCAGAGATGGTTATGTCATTCGCATTTTCCGTGATTGTAACGCCAGGACCCTGTTGAATTCTTCTAAAATTGAGAGTTACACCAGTCTTGTTCTTAAAGACGGCAGCTCCTGTTCCAATGTTTGCGCCCGTATTAGCCTCACCCGAACCGCCACCACCAGCCGCTGCTGCCTTACCTGGATCGATACGGAAAAGAAGCTCATCACCAACTACAAGGTTTTGTTGAATTTGAATAGTTACAGATTCGGTATTATTGGCACCAACTTCTGTATAATCAGCACCCAAACGAAGTCGTTGACCATTTAAGTAAACTTCAAGGTCAGCTTTACCGACTATATATCCATTAACCGCGTTAAAAAAGTGAGAGTCATAAGGCAGAGTAAGGTTGGTACCTGAGGTAATAGGACCCGTAACTTCATTATCGTTAGCAGGAGAGCCCGATACGACGGTTAGGACTTCTTCGTATATTGTAATCGGATTACCTGCAAGCTCTTTGAGTTTTTTGTCGAGTTTTTTGATTGCTAAAGTGAGGTTGTCACCATCACTGATATAGTTATTAGAAGCACCAGTACCCTGTGTTGTAACAGTGACGGTGGCGCCGTTTACGTTAACGTTAGAAGCGTTTGTTGCAGTACCAGCATCTGTATTCGTAACTGTAACTGTAGCACCAGAAACAGTTGCGTTAAAATCAATCACGCCGTTTATTGCAGTTTGTAAAGCGGCAGCTACTTGGTTGGCCGTATCACCAGTAGTGATTGCAACTTCAATAGGTATTTTTCCAACAACATTTGGATTACCACCTAAATTGTCCCTATTAAACCAAATATAATACTCATTCAAATCAAGGGCGCTATAAATTAGCATGTGCTGACCAGAAGTGATAGCAGATGCTGCTGGAACAGTAATATCTGTAACTTCTGAAACTAGAGCACCAAGTTTGTTAGAATACTCTGGAGAGTTATCTACTTCACTAACAGAGCCGATATAGGTTATAATATCTTTGGATGTATTGTCAGAGATATCTCTATCTTCACCTTGCTCAAGTTCTGAACCAAGGAAACGAACATAAACCCTAGGTAGTGATCCACCGTTATCTGATCTTAGCAAAAACCAGAAGGTATCTTCAGTAAATGGAACGTCTTTTCTGGCCGCAACGCGGATATGCCGATCTGTCGAAGGAGTTGGGTTCGTCTCATAAACACCAAGGGCATACTGGGCTTTGGCTCCGGAAATGCCGGTGGACGTATAAGGATACACAACAGAAAGAGTCACTTGGGAAAGTGAGTCTACAGATTGGATTTTTAAATATTTCGTATCATCGTCAGTGGCCAATTTAACCCAGTCGCCAGCTTGAAGAGGACCTGTCCAAGAAACGCCCCCAACAGAAGTTACAATCGCACTTCCGTTTGTGAACACAAGATTGGGCACAATATTAACGCCACGCTTTAAAGTTACATAAGCCGCTTGATCGTCGGCAAGCGTAATGTCACTGCTTGATGGATTTGCGTTTAATTGAAAAGAAAGTCTTGAGCTAACAAGAGCAATTTGTATTGCCTGATCCCAGTTAATTCGACCAGCAACGGTACTACTATGGGAGATCTGGCCTCGACCAGTGATTACTGTATTTCCAAGGTCTTGTCTTAATTTGACTAAAGAACCACCAACATTTTGAGAATACCAAAAAGTTGTCCCCTTCATTTCCTTGAAGGAAGACATGACAGCATCCATCCACTCTTTTAAGTTGTAGATCTGTTTGTCACCACCACGAAAAGGATTAACTGAATTTGAGGTCGACGTTACAGGATTTTCTAATCGACCTTCTGCTTGGTTTGTCCATGGATAAACATATGCTGGATTTGGATTTGTACGACCCGCTGTTCCTAATCGGAAAAGCATAGGTCTTTGGTCTGTGATATCGACGACGTTACCAGCAACGTCAACCGTAACCTTAGCAATAGGCACTACGTTAGAAGCCCATACCGAAGTTGTGATAACGATGTTATATCGCAATATATTAGCTAGCGGTACGTTTGAAGAAAATTCGTTTTTATTTGTAGGGTTCCAGAAATAAACCGTATCTGAAGTTGCCGTATCTGCAAAACGCTCATACTCGATACCAACATAGTTTACAGCATTAGGTGTGAAGGCGCCGCGAACCTTGGTATTGATCGTTGAGTTTAAAACCTCAGGAGTGGCCGTAGAAGAAACCGTGTAAAAAGTACCAGACTGCCTTGAAGATCCGTGGAATAGCGTACTAGACGCAACAAGCATCTGTAGCCCTGATGCAGCGGCTCCAATAGCCCCTGTCATGTTTATCTCAAATCCACGAACCACATAGACGTTGTTTTCACCGGTGACAAAACCTTTGAGCAACTCGTCAAAATCTGCCGATACAGCAGATTCAATGGAACGAAGATGAGGAACGTCAATTCTTTGAGATCCTAACCATCTTTGTCTACGCCTAACTGACATTTAATACCTCACGTCGGTGCTTACTCACTAAAGATTGTCTATCAGTCGAAAATACTAGATTTAATCTTAAAAATATAATATCATAGTCTTAGGGCAAGGCTCGAAAGGAGACCTTTTGGGAAAAGGCAGGCACTTTAAAACTGACAAAGAACATGGCCGAATTCAGGAATTGTCCCACAAAAACAAGGAGTTGCAGCGCGAAATAGCTCGACTACGGAGAGAGAACGAAAGGCTCAAAAGCCAATGGGTGCCCCCTAAAGAATCAAGGGTAGAGGGGGCAGCGAAAGTTAAGCCTAAGAAAAAAGACAGAGTATGCCATGAATGTGGCAAGGGAAAATTGATAATATTTAAATATGGAAAACCAGACGGCGAGTGGTATTATCGTAGCTGTGAAGTTTGCGGCTATAGAACTCGCTCTAAAAAACTTACACCGGAGGTGGAAGAATGAAGACTGTAAAAATTACAAAAAATATGCTTAAGAATCCAGAGGTTCTTTTAAGAAAAGCAGGGGCCGTCCACGGAAATCGAGCGTTTCCAACCCAGGTATATATGAACGAAAAGGATTATTCCGAGCTTCGAAAAAATCTCACAAAAGCTTTTAAAAAAGAATACCCTCACACGATCGAAAGAAGAATCCAGGCATCGGTCGAGATGGTGCTTCTTAATCTAGGTCCTGTAAATCTTAAAAAAGGTATCGAAAAAGGATATCTTCTGGTTGATGAAAGAGCTATTAAGGAGCAAATCGAGAAAGAGCAGGAGTCATGAAGCTTCTCTCGCTAGATCTTGAGATGAACCAGCCTAGCGGAAAAGTTATCCAGGTAGGCGCTTGTGTCTTTAGGAAAAAGGACGGCGCTATAATTGATAAGTTTATGGTTTACGTTAACCCTGGCGAGAAACTAGACAAGCAAATCGTTGAACTAACAGGTATCACACAAAACAAGGTCGACACCGAAGGGTACTCGTGTAAGGAAGCTTATTTTAAACTTAAACAATTTGCCCAAAAGCACAAAGTTCTAAAAAATCCGTTGGTTTGGGGCTCAGGTTCATGGGACGATTCAGCACACCTTTATAAGGAAGCTAACCCAGGAGAGCCAAACTTCATGGGACACCGCGTATGGGATGTAAAAACCCTTTACCAGATGTACAGGTTTGAAAATGGTCTTTCAATAAAAGGTGGACTTGCTGCGGCGATGGAAGAACTTGGGCTAACTTTTGAAGGAAAAAACCATAATGCATTATTTGATGCTATAAATACGGTTAAAATTTATAAATTTTTAACTTCTAAACTAGAAAATTTCTAGCCTCTATCAGAAGGCTCAAAACCTACAAGTCCTTTAAAATCAAAACTTAAACGCACAACGCCTTTAGCTTGAGCTTGAAAACTTTGTTTGCTGATCTTAGCGTTTGGAACAAAAAGAAGATCTTCGCCAGTACTCCTATCTTGGATTCGAATACTAATATACTCAGCCTTTACGATGTCGGTAATTTTTGGCCTAGCGTTGAAAGACTGAATACCGCCAGAATTCCTTATACGAATCCCAGAGATAGAGCCGGCGACCATGGCCCGAGTTGAGTGAATCTCTTGAGGAAAGGGAGTGTCGATACCGTAAACTTCTGTTTCTCCATAGTCAAGAGTATACGAGACAGACTGGGCTTCGTTATAAACTCGGTTGTTGATGTAAATTTTAACTAGGGCTCCGGAAAGTACAATTGAAGGTCTAGACATCTGAATCTTCTCCCCAAATTGCCACTTTTTCGTCAGAAATTTCTGACCATTTACCTAATCCCTCTGATCCTGGATAAAGGATGGTGATAACAACATTGATACCTGTAGCCGCCACCTCTTTAATAAGATCCTCTGCATAAGTTCTTCCGGCAACAACGTCGGTAAGATATGCAGGAAAATCTTTCCCTGATTTATCAATAGAGACGGGACCTGTTTTGGCAACAAGCCTGACCTCTGTTCCAGATGGGTGGGTGTTTACGATACGATACGCAGGGCTTAAAAGAATAGTGTTATTACTTGGTCTAGCCAGATAAGGAATTGGGCCCTCTTGTTTGTCCGTTCCGTAAGCGATTATTAAAAAACCTTGCTCATCTGGAAAATTGGCGGAGTTAGAAACTTGAATCACCCTACCTGAATCTGGTGAAATCGTAGCGGTTGAAGACGTTCCTATATCAGAAAGAACGTAGGACTGAGAAGGGTCATAGGTGTAAGGACCTTCTTGATCAGGTAAAAGCTCATCGGGATTTGGAGAAGAGCTTGTAGTTGAGACTAAATTGGTACCTTGCTGAAAAACACTTATAGATAAGCCTGTTACGTTACCATTTGCAACGTCATTACAAGCACCTACTGCTGCGTTGCATATCCTAAAAGTCGAACCTGACGGCGGAGAACAATTAAAGTGGATGATGTTATTTATTGCGCTTGCAGCACTAACAGCTACGTCAGTAGCGGTTGTCGCTGTCGAGATATCTACCCTAATGCCAGTTCTTGAAGGAATTGCAGGGTCTACAAGGTTTCCACCTGTTTTGTCAAAATAAACATAGTAAAGATTTGTGTTATTTGCTGAGTTTAAAAGAAAATAATTACCATCTGAGATGGAGCTGGGATTTGGAACCGTTACATCCGTAATTTCGTTTTTTCCTGGGTCGTAAGTTTCCGTAGTAATAACTGGCTCATGAATATGGGAGGCTCCTTTTCGGTCACGGCGAACGACCTTTGTCGTTGCCGGTATGAAAACCTCAAGAAGTCTTGCCTCTTCTTGGAAGATAGCTGCGTATCTAGATTTTGTTGTAAGGCTATTTTTAAAAGGCTGAAAAAATAGAACACCATCAACAGTTCCTTGTTGGACAATTTCGGCTACTCCTACAGGGTTTTCTATTTCGAAATACGCATTATTTACAGTTCCGCCTTTTACTTTGGTAATCGTAAACGTTCCCTTATTTACAGAACTGAAACCGGAAGCAAAGATATTTACATAATCGCCAACTTTAACTTTTCCAATAGAGGGATTTGCTCCTGCTGACCATGTAAACCGTAATGATCCACCGGAAACAAGAGATACGGTCCATTGTGTAGATGCGCCTCCAGTTGTTGGTCGAACTTTGTCAAAAAGTAGTTCATTTTGCGCTCGTCCGCCAAGAACAACAACGGAAGATTGAGGTCCTTCTGTGTCAGAGATAATAACAACATACGCACCTGAGCCATCATCTTTTGCAAAAGCTCTTCCGGTCTTGCCTTGCGCTCTTAAAGACTTAGTAATTGCATCGGCCACTTCTTGAGCGGTTGCGGCGTTTATATTAATAAATTGTGAAGTTTCAAATTTTATCTGAATAGCTTCGTCACCATCAAATTTTAGTTTGAGAAGGTCTCCGTTATTAAGATTATATGGCTCTACATTGCCACTTTTTGCGGTAGCCTGAGTAAGCTCATCGCCAAACATAATTCTTAAAATAGACATCAAAAGATCGCGAACCTGTTTTCGATTGATTACCGAGATACCTATTTTCCGAAAAATGTCATCGCTCAGTCCAACTTTAGTTGGTCTAACCAAGTTATAGTCAGCAAGTCTCTGATCTAGGTATCGATCTACAGCAGTTGCAATGTATACGTTGTCGTGGATAGCCTCGACGTTATTAACAAGATTTACGGCAGGATTTGCTAAAGCCCATAGCATGGCATCCGTGTTTGGACCACGAATGGCACTGTTAAATAGCTTTCTTAGCCTTTCGTACTGTTCCTGCTTAGTAGTAGCCATCTTTAACTTCCAATCTGTCTAACAGAAATGTCTGTTGTTGGGTCAATAATTCTAGCCTTCTCTGAAGGAGAGATACGGATAGTATCGTTAGAAGCATTATAAAGAGGAGAACTAATTGCAACAGCTCTAACCCCAGGAATAGTGTTCACAGACTCAACGATATCGCTGATGGCGATAGATTGGCCAATCGGGTTACCATCGATAAGAGCTGAAATATTTGTTCTAACCTGTTCTGTAATTTGGGCAAACGGAATGCCGGTCTCGATACGAACGTCGATAGCGACCTGAACACGTCTAAATAGAGGCTCGCGAATAAATATCTCAGCTCCAGCAGCTCCTACGCCTGAATAGGTTACAGGATCTCTTGGGTCACCGTAAACTATACGGTTTGCCTCTCCGATCATGCCAGTATGGTAGCGATAGCTATCTAATCCTTTTATGATCTTAGTGTTAAAATTAAGTTTAACCATTGCAGAGATTTGAACTTCGCCAACATCGTTAATCTTGTTGTGCTGTTCGTAAGTTGAAAACACCATAATCCCACGATCTGTGGATGCTGGGTCATTTAATAGCATTCTAATCTTTTTGTATCCTACATAAGGATTTTTTTCTTGAACAAAAATAGACTCTTCATTTCCTGCTAAAGAAGTGAACGCTTTATCTGACATAGTACCAACAACAAGTATTGTATCCTGATCGATGACTCGATCAACAACCCAAGAAGCCTTGTTGGTTGAGCCCAAAAAATTGCTCGTGATTACGAAAGAATCTCCAGGAACTGTAGCTTCATATTCAAAATACAGCATTTGAGGGCGATGCAACTGAAGAACGTTAGTAATTAAAATACCAGTTTCTGCTGAAACCGCAGGATTTATGCACTCAAGGAAAGTTCTTCGGCCTTGTTGCAAGATCTCGATGTCAAACTGAGCATTCATGTTACCTTCGGTTGCATCCGTAGTTTCGGCAAACCCTGTTGTTGTAACAGTGACCTTATTGGTAGAAGCTACGGCTGTAAGATTGGTACCAGCTACGGTGTTAATCGCCAGCGCTGTGGCTGTCGCAACCTGCGTAGCAGTGTCCGAGCTGTTAATTGCAACCTGGATTCCAGTTTTACCAACTAAAGCAGGGTCTCCACCACCACCGTTTACGTCATACCACACATAGTATTCAGTAGTATTAGCAGCGGCATTTATCAACCAATAATCACCAGTGGTGATTAAGTTTCCAGAGATACAAGTTGCTTTTGTGATCTCCTGCAGCTTAGCACCAGATTTGGTAACCATAAAAGTTCCTTGGTTGTTTGACAAGAAATCAGTACCGAAAGTGATCTCATCACCTGGGCGAGCAACACCAAGAAGCGGTTCTGTTCCAACGCCGTTCCAAACAAGCTTCATCTTGTTATTTGTTGCTTGAACATTAAACTGAGTAGTGCCTGTATAGCTAAGAGAGATAGAATTAAGAGGCAAGTTGACAGATTCTTCAACAGAGTTTGGATTATCTATATAGATAGAGTTATTGAAGCGTCGAATCACCCTGAAAGTGCCTCTGTTTAAAATTGCAAAAGGTGCTGAGATTATTACGCTATCGCCTTCAGATACAGAAGAGGTGCAAGAAAAACTAGAAGTAGTGTATGGATTACCGACAAGAGTTGGACCGGAAACGGCACCTCCACCGCCACCACCAAGGTCGTTGTAGACTAGTGTTATGTTTGCGTTTGGAGCTGTGGCTTCAACCGTCACAACGCCTCCAGAAGAAGTGGCTGTGACCCCTGGAAGAACACCAATAGCAGAAGCAAGGTTGGCAGCAGTAGCAGCAGCGTTAGGCCCAACAACAAAATCCACACCAGCAATCAAAGAGTTACCACCGATGATGAACTGGTCACCTGTAATGTTGGCGTTATTGAGGATAGAGCACGTTCCTGTTGAAAACTCGTTTACTCCCAAAGAGTTTAAAACCCTCAAGGTTTTACCGTTTTCTGAAACACCGGTTACAAGAAAAGAACCGTTATTTTCGGTTTTACTCATGCCAGATACCGTAACGATATCTCCTATAGATACTTCTGTAAAGTTTACAGGACCGGTTAGGATGTAGATATTCACCTCATCTGTATTTGTAATTCTTTCTATGTTAAGCGTTCCGCTTGCAGTGGCGTTCAGGTTTAATGCCTTAGAAAAGAAAGGTTGGGTACCCGATCCGTTCCAGCTAATACATGTGAAGTCGCCTTGTTTTTCAACCTTAAAAGTTCTACCCTGAGAACGGATATGATGTCTTGGTTTACCAAAATGCCTGTCTGTAAGCGTTCTACCTGTAAGGGCAATTTTCGATTTACCTACTGTTTCAAAGTCTCCGTCAACCTCTATAGAGGCTGTTTCTTTAAAGAGAGTATCTTTAGGTTGCTTAAAATTTGCAGAAAGTTTTACCCATTGATCACTATGGAATCCTGCTAAACCTGCGCGATTCACACTCGTAAGTGTATACTGGTTCTTAATTTGAGCAGAGACTCCTAAGACAGGGGTTTCTACCGTGTTTGCAGTACCGCCAACGACCTGAATAGAGCCGCTTCCGCCCAAGAGGTTTGTGGCAAGCTCCATACGACCTTCCCTACTTGTAAGGTTTATTGAGCCAAGCGTTGTAAACCCAGAGACAGCAAGAATGTTCGAAAATCTTACGGCCTGATCAATACTTGTGGGAACAAGTCTAATTTCTTCAGATTGGTTAAAAGCGTAGCCAGTATCGGAAGTATAGGTTAGAGGAACCTTGAAAGTAAACTGAGGAGAGCCGCTTAGGTTAGTACTTGCAATCCAGTTGACACCGTCTTTTAAATAATAAGAATCAAAAGCAAAATCATTTTGCTCGGCAGTGCTTCTGTTGATAACGCCAGAACCAGAAATACCGCCATCATTTACAAGAGTAGCCGTCAAAATATCTGAAAGAGTAGAAGTTGTAACATATGTCTGAATTTCTGCAGCAGTTGTCGAAGAAGCTTGAAAGAAGCTAAAAACACCTGCTATAAGGGTAGCCTTATCCTGCTCAGCAACCGCTTCGCCGTTTTTCCTAACAATTGTAAAGCTATTTGCAGTAGGGGCGAATCCAGGCTGAGTACTAACGCGGAAAGTTCCTGTATTTTTCTTGCTTAATTCAGAACCTTGAGATATGGTTACATATTCGCCGCCTGCCAAACCACCCAAACCAGGAGCCGTACCAGTACCTGTCCAAGTATAAGTTACCTGATCAACGCCTGCAACAGGAGTGTTTGCGGTTATTGTGACGTCCCATTCTGTGGTTCCATCTATAGTAGTAGGAACAGGGGCGCCAGATTTAAGTGAAATTTTTACTTCTACGTTATCATTAACAGTAACCGTATGCAAGATTGGGCTATTCGGAACTGTAGGATAAGAATATCCTACGTTGATTCTTTCTCCAGACCTTCCCCATTTTTTTGCACGATATAAGATAGCGTCCTGAGAGGCAGGAGGGTCGATAACCCTTTTTGCTTGCATCAAAGCTTTGAAATTATCAAACTTAAAAGCTGAACCAAAAAACTGAGTGAAAGGAGTTGTCGGTCCGCCGTCAAAATCATAAGCATTAAAACTATTAGGGTTAACAGCTAAGCTTGTATTTGTTTTGGCCTTTCTGAAAAAAGGAACACCAAAAGTTTTGTTTGATGCATCGTCATCCAGAACAACGACAACCTCATCTTCGTGGCCAAAATCGAGAGGCTGAGCAAAGTATAAGCGATCATCAAGTCGGAGTCTTTTAACTAAAGGGTCTTGATCAAGGGTGAGTGTAGCTCCTGAATAGTTATCAAGCTCTGTATTTTCTGAGGTACTCAAAGCATCTAAGATAGAGCCGTAGGGTTGCAAGTATCCAACAATCAAGTTGGGGTCTAGCCCTATGGTGGAAGGGTTGATAGAGCTTGTGATAGTAGAAATATAGTTAGAAGGAGGAACAGCAGAAGCCTCTGAAGCAAAAGCGGCATGTGCAAAAAGAGGAAAAGAGCCTTCTTTGTAACCGCTTTCATAAAAAGCTACTAGAGAGTCTTTGCTTGTGTCAGAATCTCCGGCAGTGAAATTTAGAAGCTTACCAGAAGCATCAAAAGTAACAACCAGTATAGCCCCTTCAGATGTTTTTGTTTTTGTTTTACAAACTATGATTTCGTCATCAACAGTTGAAAACTCAGCAGCTTTAACCTGAGTATTGAGTTCATCAGAAATTTCACTTAAAAACTTAGTTCCTGAGTTAACTTTAAGTTTTTGAGGAACCTTTTTAGTTCTAACAACAACAAAGCCTTCTTGAAAAATAATTCCAGATTCAACAACAGCAGCAGCGTACTCTGTGGCGGTAACTTTAATATCTAGAGTGCTTCCTGTAACCGCATTTACACGGCCTTCAAGTCTGTTGGGAGCTGAAAGCTGTGGTGACCAGACAATTACGTAATCCCCAACCTGAACTGTCGAGAATGCTGTAGATACAGATGAGGTATACCGAACGATATTTGCGGTAGGTTTTAGAACACCAATCAAAGAGGTGGCGGCTACACCTGTATTTACTATAGAAGCATCTTTATCGTCAAATAAAAACCATATGTGAGCAGTAGATGCTAAAGTGATAGTTCCACCAAGAACTCTCGCGGTCTCAACTCGCGCTTCAGTTTCTCGACTACCAGCAGTAAGCTCATCCCCTGCAGCAAGAGGCGTTTTAAGTTTAATTTGAGCAGTGTTTCTAGAAAATTCAAAATCAGAAGATTTTCCAGAGGCAGTCAAACCAATAGTTGTTGAAAACATATTCTTGGTTACAAGCGTAGAGCTTGGAGAGATTTCAAGCTTAGCCCTGTTTGAGGGACCAAGATTTGAAGTAATGTAGATTTGCTCGCCAACAATTGTAGCAGTTATGCCAGTGAGCTTCTTATTAAGTACGTTTACCCAACTTTCAAGAGAGTTTGTAGAGGCAACGGTGGTATGAGAACCTTCAGCGACAAAATCAGCGTCTGTGATTGTGTATGTAATGCTGTTTGTCCCGTCAACAGACAGGATAAGAGTATCGCCTGTAGCGATAGTATTTGACCAATCCGCCTGCCTGCGAGACTTAAGTGTGGCCGAGTTTCCATCTTTTGAAAGGGGAGATTTATTTTTAAATAAACGAAGAGTTTCTACCTTATTTGAAGGAAAGCCCATCAAAACAGACGCATCTCTTCCAGATGTCACACTTACGGATTGGATATCTTCATTGTCATTACTGCGAGCCTGTAGGACAACTTTAGTTCCGCCCTCAGAAGTCGCAGCTTCAAAAAGTAAGCTACTGTTTGCGTTGATAGAGGCAACTATTTCGTAAGCTGTGGCGCCGCCAGGGCTGATAAAATCGCTGTCCTGAAACGTATGCTCAGTAGTGACCCCTCCTATCGATATAGCAAGTCGGTCCGTACCGCGAACATCAAACGGAGCTTTAAGATTTGAAACGATAAAAGCTTTGGCCACACTTGTTTGTCGACCACCGGTCTCAAGCTGGAAGTTAGTCTCTCCGCCAAGAGCAGAGTCAACCAAAAACTCAATACCTACGCCAGACGTTTTTTGCTCGTATCCCGTTCCATCATCGATATAAAGCGTAGTTTCTCCTGCGCTTGTCACAATCTCAGAGGAAACAACGGTAGCATTCTCATCTGAGGGAGTAGCCCCAATGACTGAGTTTTTAACAGCCAAAGAGGTTCCGAGTCCGCGAGAAAGACGCGCTCGCTTAATACGAATACGAAGTTCTTCATCGGTTTCAACATCACGACCGGTTTTGAATGGAAGGATATTTGTTACCTGAGCACCTGAGAAAGGTACTGATGAGAATTCTTTGATAGCACCGATTGGTACGTTTCCAATCTTTCCTGGTTCCTGGGCAGATACGGGTACACTATTAACCTCAGTCTCACCGTCAAGAATGACGGCAGGCTGCGTAGTGGAAAAGTTAATGTCTGCGGTAGCCCCTGAAGACGGCGCTCTAACTACTGTTCCAGCGGCGATAGTGCGAGTACCGCCTTGAGCAAGAATTACGGTCTCATTGATATTATGAAATTTAGCTGTTGGAGTAGATAGTGTTAGCTTCCAGTACCCACCGATTGGTGTTTTACTTGTATATGCAAGGGGCCCTTCTACGTTTGGGGTTCCACGGCCTATATAAACTTGTCCAGAATTTGGAAAGCTGGAAGCGTCTGAAACAAAGATCTCTACAGATCCAATATTTGGAGCTTTTGTTCCTGCGTATATCTTTGTTGATTTTTTTGTAAAACTAGAGTCTGTAATTTTTACAGTACCAGAGGCAACACGGGCAGGCAAATCACGAAGACCTTCATCCGTAGCAATACGTCGAAGAGATTCGCCTTCTGCGCGGTCAACAGACAGATCTCTGAGAATCTGCATTGCATCGCCAGATACACGGGCAGACATCAAAGCTACAACCTCAAAAAGTTGGGTCGTTAAAGAGCCTACATTGACATCGTTGCCGCCTGTTCTGGAAATCCAGTCAGCGAGCATTTCTCCTAGAAACTGTTCTTGCGATTTTGCATTAGGTGTCTGAGCCATTCAATTCCTCTTGTCTTATATTATCACGCCGCAAGCTTAAAGCTAATCGGATAAACCCCTAAACCGTTTGCAATAAATACAGAAAGGTTCACTGTAAAGATTGGTCCTTCTTGGATTATTTGGAGCTTCTCAATACCTGCAAACCTAGGGTCTTGTGCTATCAGGGCTGAGATTATGTTATATGCGTTTTGAGCGTTTATATCCGCATTTGACATACCAGGCCTTAACCCAGAGCCAAAGCTAGGAAAACGAAGAAGTTGTCCAGGTTCGGTAATAAACTTGAGCTTTAAAGCCTGGAAAATATTAGTTAATCCATAAGAAAGTCTTAAATCGCCAAAAGCGTCAACCGCAATATCGTTATCGTCGGTCAGAAGAAGGTCAATCTTCGAAAGGCCGGTAAGCTCGTCATCCTTGGTAGCAGGGACGGGTCTAGTGGCCAAATCATCAGGGACAGGAAGGTCTGATGGAATGTAAATCTGGTCCTGACTATTGACGGTACCAGGGAGATAGGCCTGCATCTTTGCCGATGACGATGTTGTAAAAATTGAAAGATTATCAAGACCGTCAACGGTAATAAGGAAGTTGGTGTCGTTGATTTTTTCGATATTTATGATCGTTCTTCGCTGTTTCGGCTGGGTGTTACTGAACAAGAATATCTTTTGACCGATAAACAGATTTTCGGCTGAGTCTATATTGAACTGGCGACCATCGCCGTTTGAAAGAAGAGGTTTTTGGAATCCAACCTCATCAATGTACGGTGACTTTAAGGCGTTTAAGGTTACAATCTCAAGCCAACGCTCAGAGTCGCCAAGATATCTGGCAGCAATCTGCTCGATTGTCAAGCCAAAAGGAACTGGTGCCCGAATCTTAGATTGAGAGTCTTCGAAAGTAATATTTGCATCCTGGGCCTCAGCTTTAACAAATTCATAGGCAGCGTTTTGGTTTTGCTGAACATCGTCAGTCATTGTCAATACGCCCATCAATTGAATTGCATCGTAAAGCTTTTTTAAGATATCGTACTCATCAATAGTGATCGGCTGAAGCCTAGATTTAGGAGCAGCACGGCCATAAATTCTTGAAAAAGTATCGTCACCTGTGCCAAATGCGTTTGAAATCTGATAGGCTAAATCTTGAATTGTATTTCTATGTCTCTGGATGTCGTCAACAGTTAAAAGGCTTGTTCTATTGATTTCGTTATCTATGGCATTTTGAACAGAAGAGGGAAAGCTTATTGAGTTAGCGTCCAACTGATTAAACAGGTCGAAATTTTGCACCGGATTATCAAATAAGTTGTTAATTGGACTTGTCTTTGAAGACAAGACCGTGTTCTCATCGATAGCGGTACCAAGGGGCAAACCTTCTCGCTCTCTTTTAAACTCTTTTACTTTTCCAATATCACCAACAAGCTTGGCAGTAACGGCGGCAGCAGTGAGGCCAGCTTGGTTGAGATTTGATAGAGAATCAGCAATTGCAAATTTAGCATCAGAAATAACATTTTCAGGAAGATCAACAACAGAAGCTGTTAATCCTGCAAGATTTTTTACAAAAAGGGTAGTCTCACGAAGAGCGTTAAAAGGTCCGTTGACATCTGAGCGAACGGCTCTAACAAGATTGTAGGCAGAGCCTAACGCTCTTCGGGCCTCTGTAAGCCCACGAAGAACATTCTGAAGAGTATTTGAACCAAGAGGGTTTGGAACAGAAACACTTAAAGGAGCAAGGTTCTTGTCCAGCTTAACACGGCGAAAAGCTTTCAACTGCAGACTGAACTTATACTCATTAGGAGAGTCAGCAGATTGGCTATAAGTAAACATTATTGGTGTGACAAGATAAGTTTGATTTTGTTTTGGAATATCCAAAGCTAACCTGTAATCAGACCATTCTGAGGTTTTTTTTCTTTCTGAATATTGCTCTAGAAATTGATCAAGAAGAAGTGCCTGAGCATAGCCAGTGCCTGCATATCCACCTATAGCGCCTTCTACATTTGCAGAGGTTGGTCTAGGATTGGGGTTTTTGCCATTAAAAGTATCGATTGTTCTTTGTATGTTTGTTTTTAAACTTGAAAAAGCCTGAAGAGTTCCACCGAACAAAGTTTGAAGACTTGAAGGAGTTTCTGTTGCGGAAGGATTGACATTTCCACGATATGGCCAAACACCAAAAGTGCCAGCCATAGAGATCATTTTGAACTTGGTTCCACCATGCTCTTCGACAATGCCCCTTAAAGTAGCAGACGTATTAATAGCAAACTGGTTAGAAATAGATATTTGCTGGGGCGTGATAGGCAACTGAAAACTCCAAGACTGATTGACCGGCTCAAATCTTATTTGGAAACGACCATCAGCCTCAGACGTAAATACTCGAGAAGCGGTTTTGCCTAAAGAAACAACCTCATAAAGACCACCCTTACCCTTAGGGCGAACAACGACAAGTCTATATGGAAAAAGCTTATCCCATCTAGATCCCTGAATGTCGAGAGATTGAAAGAAAGATTCTCCCTCAAAAGAAGAGGCATCTGCTTTCCAGGGTCCCTCTATGGTGTCACTAGATCTTGAACGAGCAGAGCCAGTCTGACCTAAGGCAGACTTGGCAGCATCGTTTAACGCCCTGCCCACATCTGGAATATTAGGCGTTTTGGGTTTAATAGGAAATCTAGACATAAAATCCTCTCTATAATAAGATTGTTTTTAGAGAGATATCTTTAATATATCTTTAAAAGAGGGACAATTGACCAACTTTAACATATTTTTATTGATACTTTTTAATATAGCTTTAGCCCAAAAAAACACCGGTATTGTAAAAAATACAAAAGAAGCAGCGTTAGACGTTAAGGAATTTGTAGAAGATTACAAAAAGCTAATGAAGGGCATTCTTGACGAAAAGGTTGTAGATAGTGTAAAAATTACAATGACAGACCTGCCAAGGCCTAAAGTTGGACTATGCTGGCCTGGTCAAGACCCTAAAAAGATACAGCTAGATATCCGAGGCTGGGAGTCATACGACCATATTAAAAAAGAAGTTTTAATCTTTCACGAACTTGGACACTGCACCTGCGGTCTTGATCACAACCATTTTACAGGAAACTATAAAAAAGAAACCGGAGTACCAAAAAAGAAAGAGGACAGACTAAATTCTGGGTTTCTTGAGGATGGGTGCCCAACCTCGATCATGCATCCCATACTGATTAGTAGAGAATGTTACGCAAGACATCGAGACCACTACAGGTATGAACTGCACCTAAGATGTTACGCAGAGGTGGCAAGAAAGAAGAAAAACTAGGTTTTATCTTTATACACCCTAGCTGACTCAGCAGGTCGATACTTGGCAGGAACTTCTCTATCTACAATTATTTTATTTCCTTGGACAGAAGCGATTGTAAGCCCCAGCTCTTCTTGGGTATCTGAAACAAGAAAAATATTATCTCCTGAAGCAAAATCTTGTATAGATTTAAGGTGTAAAACTTTTGTTCCGTTTGACGGCGCAGAAAGGATAGAGGCTGTCAAAAGACCGCTGTAGATATTTTTAGCAAGATCAATCTGAGCTTGGAGGGCGTTCTGTGCGTTAATAGCCTTTTCAAACCCTTTAAAAGCAAGCAGAGAGCCCCCAAAAAAATTAAGCCGAAGAGATAGAAAATCCCATCTTTCAAGGTACAGACCAGAGCCAGTAACGTTGCCGTTTGTAAGGTTTTGTGTAAGTGAACCTAAATTGGTATCTATCTGTGTCACCCTTGTTGCAACGAAAGTTTGTCTTGTAGTGATGGCGTTTTTAAACGTCGTGAGGTTCCCAGATTGAAGACGGGTAGCACCTAAAAGGGCAGGGTTATAAGAGTTAAAACCTGCGCATGTGGTTTGGCCATGACCAGTGTTAAAAGCGGTTAGACCTAGCCAGGTGTCGATCGCGGCAACGATAGTGTTAATATTTGCTATCGCCGTGTTGTTTTGAGTCTGTCTAGACGTTACTGGGTCGTTAGTCAATATCAGTCCTTGAGTAGTAAGAACATAGGTTTTAAGATCGTTAACCTGAGTTACCAAAGTATTATAAGTGGCTTGAAGAGCAGCATTGCTGATAATAGTGTCAGGTCCAGGTGTCCACGTTCCGCCGTTTGAGGTACAGTCTGTCTGGTTTGTATACTGAGGTATGCTACATGTACCGTTGGTACATAACTGACCAGTAACTCGCTGAATCAAGGGATAGGTTTCGATAGTATTAATCGATGTGAGGATGTTGTTTATCTTGCTTTGCTCCGCAGCTACGGCTGTTGGATAGTTTTCATTGTAAAGTTTACCGACGGCTTTATTTCTAGCATAAGGCTTAGGCTGGGTCCAGATTTGAGGGGCCGTGCTTGGCGGAGGATTTTGGGCATCATTAGGATATAGATGGTTGCCAAGCTTAAAATCTGCAGCATCTTGAATATCTGTTTCTGTTAAGGAAGTTCTTGCTATACCGTTATATCTGGAAAGCTCAACCTGATACGCATTGATCAAAACCGTCTTGCCATCAACAAGATTTTTATTTGCCTGATCAAGTTCGTAAGCTTTTTGCTTTTCTACTTCGATCTTTTGTTTAGAAGATTCGATACCGGTTTTTTCAACTTCGGCGTTTACAATCTTTTTGCTAAATGAAATTCTGTCTTGTTTAGATAAAGCCATCATTGCATCCTGTACGGTAAAACAAAAGTTTGAAGAGCTATGCCAATCGCATCTATAGCTTCTTTCTTGTTGCCCAGCGCTATACTTTTGGAAATATTTTCACTTTGGCCTGCCGCAATTTGTGCCATCCTGTCATATGCGGACACAAGAGTCATCGAATGCTTACCATTAAACGTAGCAACTTGACCAGCAATAGCAATATAAAACATGCCTTCCTCTTCACGTCTTAGCATGTCCAAATCTTTTTGGCTTCTGATGACTCTGTCTGTCTCTTTCATAAAAGACCTAAAAAAATACTTAAAGAAATAACGTAAAAGGTTAAGTATGTCAATACATCATAAGTTACATGGCAAACCATCACAGTCCCCAATCCGTGTTTTTTGGCAAAATAAAGCATAGCTGGAACGTAGGCCAACAGTATTAGAGCCCATTCTACGCTCTGATAAATATGGCCAATTGAAAAAAGTAAAGAGCTTACTACTGCCACAGGGGCTACTAGGTACTTGTTTTTTGTTAGATGATAAAGCAAAAGACTCGGAAAGACAAAAAACATATCTTCCCAGAAGACAAGGAAAAGGGAAGGCAAATCAAAAAGGTCTAAATTCATAGGACGTAAACCGGTTATAGTGACATGGAAGACTCTCAAAACAGTGATGAGGGCCATCGTCACCAAAAAAGAACCAAAAGCTTTCGGTTCAAAACGAACTAGATCAGGAAAAACTTTCCTGGCAAGGAAGATCATAAAAACAGCTATGAGTACAAACAATAACAACAAGCGCCCTCCTAGGTCGCAAAAGCTTTTGTGGCAAACGGCCCTATTGCCGTGCTAAGAACTGGGGCCCCATAATTGCCAGTGCCAACAAACTGTGTTGTAGGAATAACAAGAGGTTGACCTCCTGGTCCGCCTAAAAACACCTGTCCTTCCAAAGTAATTTGTGCGGCCTGAGCTTTTATTTGAGATTCTCCCGTAATTGAAACCATCTGTGATTTTAAGTCTATCTTAGATTGGCCCGAAATGTCAAAACTTTGTGCCTTCATAGAAGCTGAACCTTGGGCTTCGAGGACAAATTTGTCCATCTTCATGGACGTGTCTTTCTTAGAAACCGTACTCAGGGCATCGTCCGTTTTTACGGTTGTGGCTTTTTTGCTTTCGATAAGCGTTGAGCCAGTGTTGTTGAGTAAAAAATTACCACCTTTTTCTATTCTTTGGGTTGCACCTTTGTGTTTAAACTGAACGGAGCCATCTTTTTCTATGTCAAAAGACGTGTCCCCTTGTTCTTTATCTAAAGGATTTCCCTCGTTATCGGTAGCTCCTTTGAATGTAAGATTTGCAGAGCCGTCATCAGAAACAGATACGGAAATGCCGTTAAACTCCCCAGCTAAAATCTTGCCCTTGCCCTTAAGTTTTGATTTTCTATCGGGATGGGGAAGTCCGCCTATAATTATCCCTTTTTCAGAAGACCCGTCTAAACAAAGCAATAAAACTAGGGCCCCGTCTTGACCAGCGAAATCACGACCTTTTGTGTTTTTATTTTTGACTTTATCCTGAGTTCTTAGTCTTGCTTCAAAGAAATCGGCTATAGAGCCAAAAGAACTTGCGGCAATACAATTTTTGTAAGTGATGGGAGTTACAGCTCGGTTGCCGTCTTGCTCAATCACTACTACGTCGTATTCGGGTACGAGTTTTGATATATTAGAATCGTCTTCAGCGTTATAACTTCGAACCACAATACCGGCTCGCAACGCAAAATTTTTATATGTTTTTTCAAAACCGCCAGTTAAACTTTTAGTGTCAAGGCCCATAAGGCCATATGGTAAGACTGATCCATTTTTTAATTTCATTTTTTCCTACCTTTAGCTTTGCCTTTTCCGGTTTTTGATTTTGAAATCTGAGAAGGGGGAATTCCTGGTCTGCTAGGGAAAGGTGAATTTTTGGTAGTATTTTTAGAAAAATCATCAGATCTTCCTACGATAGCCTGATCATCAGATATTCCTGGCAAATTGTTATCGAAATTGTCTTGATCGTTCTTCTTCTCTAGCTGGTAATCAGAATAATCCATCTGACCGAAAATTTTGCTACCTTTTTCAGAACGGATATCCACACCATGAGAAATATCTATAGAGGTACGAAAAGAACGTTTTCCATCTGGGGCCAGAGTACAGGAATGGCTAAGTCCCTCAATATGATAAACAACACCATCAAGTTCTAGGTTGTCGCCAACGGCAATAGGCTCAACGATACCAAAGCACTCTATTGAACCATTTAGTTTTAGGTGGCCTCCGATTAGAGAGTCCCCTAAAAGCTTTGCCCATGTAGGAGCTAAAAAGGCCGCCTTATCTGTGGTTATCGTGTCAAAGTTAGAAGTGACGATATACGGTTTTAAGCCTGAACGCCTAACATCTAACTGGTCAACTACGAAGTTTTTCGCAGCGATCTGCTGAGAGATATACCCCTGGTTAGACTCTTGCGTAGCTTGTGGAACAGTAGCAAAAACCTGTACAAAGTTTATTCGTGCGGCTTCGTCTCTTCCTATGTTGATATCTTTAAGTAGATCCGGAGACACTTTCCATCTTGGAAGATTTAAAAATTTAGTAGATGTTCCTTTGTAATTTTCAGTAGAAAAGGGCAACTGTCTAAATACTATAGTAGGCATAACAAGACCATCTGGGGCAACTCTTAGGGTTGTAAAAAGTTCATTTATGGGAGAGTTTGTGTACTGATTAAGAATAGACCAAACAGATACCTGGTTCCAGTATTCAGGCTTTAAAAAACTTGAGCCCTGACACGGAACTGGAGTAGTATAATATCTGCCTGTAATTTTTGATATCTTAGGATTCATTCCTTGGGCAAGGGTTGTGTTTGCAGAGTTTGATGCAGAATAAGTTTGAATGCCAAATAAATAGTTGTAAATATCTTTTGCAGACTTAGCGTTAGGCTGACCCAAAAGCTTCCCAACCTTGTCAGGAATATAAAAATGGGTATTTTGGGTTATATCAAATCCTTTCTTGTCAGTAGCGGCTTTGTTAAAGCCAAAACCAATAGTGGAGTCAATCAAAAGCCTTAAGATATTTTGAACAGCAAAGGTTCCTTTTTTAGAAACAAACTGTTCCCATATGTTTGAGATCCTACTGACAAACAAGAACTGATTAGATGCTTCGTTTTGTGAAAGCAAAAACGGATTAAAGTAAAGAGTGTTGTTAAATTCAGTAAAAGCAAACCCAGAAATTTGATACATAATTCGTTTGGTTCCAGTTGCTGGGTCTATACCCAGAACACGACGAACAGACTGAACCTTAAAGAGTCCTTTAAAACCGTCCTGAATATTGTTTATAGGCTTTAAATCCCTGGCTGCGTTTCCAACACGACGAGCGTCTTCTGGAAAGTCCAGCATGTTAACAAACACAAAATCACCAGGCGCTACAGCCGTGCTATAATTCACATCAGCCGCATATAGCATAGCCTGCATAGAAGGCGTGTGACTTTCTTTCGAGTAAAAGACAGAAACAGAAGCGCAATCGTTTTCAACAACTAAGGGAGGCCTGGTTGAAAGAAAATAGGCCTTATCTCCTGCCGTAAGCTCAGCTTCAGGCAAATTTAAAAAACGATTATTCCATCGCACAAAAGTGAGGACCCAGTGGGGAGAAACGGAGTGAACCCCATCGGCGCCATTTGCTAGAATTTCTCTAACGTATGCCTTACTCACCTTTTGGTGCTCCTTTTGGTTGGATCAAATCTCTTCCTTGAGGACCAACTCCAATTTTGGAGTAAAGTTCAGAAAGTTTCTTAGACGCTTCAGACAGGCCTTGCATGTCAGTTTCAGATATCTTTTTAAGGTTTTGAGCAGCGGTGACGATTTCTTGCGAGAACGTTATAAGGTTCTGATTGGCAATGTCTACCTGACCTGTAAAATTTTTCATGGTTTCCATAAATGCTTGATCGCCGGCTGCTTGACCTGCGATCATCTTGTCGGCAGCTCGAGCGGGCCCTTCTTCCATTTTTAAGGAAGTTTGAATTTCTTGTGCTGCGGTTGCCCCTGACCGACCAAAAACGTTACCCTGTATGAAAGACTCTTGCTCTGCGGCGGTCATCTTTGCTATCGCGGCAACGTCATAGCCCATACCAGAAAGGTATTTGCTTGCAGCTTCCCTGTACTCTGGAGAGCCTTTTTTTCCAGCGGCATCTAGATCTTTTAGTTTTTGTGCCTGCCGATCAATGTCCGCACGTGTAGATTGGGCCTCACGTTTGATTTGTTTTGCTTTTTTAACAAATTCTTCTTTTGACAAACCGACTGTTGCCGCCATACCCTCAACAATCGGACCACCAGCTTCTAGCTGTTCGTTTGTTAACTGAAGTAACATATTTCTCTGATCGCGATTCAAATTTTTCAGTGCAGGGTCACGATTTAATGCCGCAGCCTGAATGACACCACGAGCACCTCCTGCTTCACCAGATAAAGCTTCGGTAACTTCATAAGCCTTTCGTGCCCCCTGAACCTGAAACATATTTGTCCCAGCAACAAACTTAGAAAACCCTTCAACAACGCCTCTTTGATTGCTGTCGATAGCGCCAGATCTTGATATGATTTGGGTAGACATGTCCACAAAGCGTCTTTGCTCTTCTGCGAACTGAGAGTCGTCAAGACCGATAGATACAGCCTCAGCCATTACCTTGACCATAGAAGCATTTGCTTCACCGGAACCAGTAGTAAGGCCTGAGATTCTGCCCATGGCAGTACCGGCATTTGTAAGGTTAAAATTTCTCTGAAGTGCGTTTACAGAATTCGCATTATCACGAGCAGCTCGAGTCGAGCCACCAGCCCCGATAATGTCTCCCATAGCTTGACGAGTAAGATCTGTAGTAAAGCCTGCACGGGTTCCCGAGATCAAGGACGAGATCATCTGCTCATCGCTCATTCCCGTCATGCGCTGAGCTGAAAGGTTTGGCATCAACTCTTGTTGATACCTTTCGATAGCAGCCCTTCTTACTGGGTCTAGATTTTTTCTTGCCTCAAGGTTTTGCTGGAAAGCAGCCGCACGCCTTTCTTCCATCTGAGATTGATAGGTACCAGCCATCCGACCCATGACATCACTAGTTCCGCCCATGGCAGAAAAAGCAGCACCGCCAGCAGCTAGGGAGCCTGCGATCAAAGGAACACCTATGGGGGCACCAAGACCAGAAGCGGTTAAAGCAACACCTGCAGCGGTACCAACACCTGCAAGGAGTTTCATCCCTAAGCTTATGTTGTCAATGGTTTTTTGTCTGTCGATTTCTTTTTTTGAATCAGTTAAAGCCTTTTGTATTTCTGGTGCAAACAAAGTTTGTTCAAGGCCCTGCCTGTTCATAACGTCACGAGCACCTTGCCCATAAATAGAACGAACGGAACCTTGAGCAGACAAAATTTCACGAGGAGCCTGATTGAATGCCGTAGCAATATTTGCCCCCATGACACCAGCAGCTCCGACACCACCTAAAAGACTCAACATACCAAGAGGGCCCATAGAGGCAATACCTCGACCGAGTCCAACAGCTCCTGCAGCAAGCTGGCCACCAAGGCCTGCACCACCGACGCCAGCGCCACGGAAAGCCGCAGCTCCACGCTGCATAGCGCCAAGATATCCGCCTTCGCCATCAAAACCTGGACGTCGCCGATCCTGCAACGCTCGCATCGTAGCCTCTTCTGAGACTCTCATCTTTTCGCGATTAGTAGCTATCTGCTTTTCTATCTCAGCAGTATCCTTGGCCAACTTGAGCATTTCTTTTCTCTGCTCAAGTTGTTTGGCTATGGTCTTGGCAAGAGCTTCTTGCTGTTTGACTTGCTCTCTTATAAATTTATCTAATTCTTGACGAGTTCTACGGTCTTCCTGGTCAGCCCTAATCCTGTCTCCAGGAGTTGGGGCTGCCCCGAGTCCAGCCCTGGAAACGGCCTGTTTTACTTCAAGCTGAGCGCGAGAGCGATCAGAGGCCTGATAGACCGATTGAAGTTTTTTCTGCATCTGCTCTACAGCTCTGTCAAATTCTTTTGTGTCGATGACCGAACTGAACCGTATTTCCTTTTTCATTATGCCTACTTAGCCTCTTTCAACAGAACCCTACCCTATAAAGATTGCCCTCATCTGCTTATATTCATGATATCATGTTGACATGGGCCAAATCTTCTGAGATACTAGCCTTGGAGGCAATTATAATGACAAAGGAAAAGCTAGAAAACGAGATAGAATTTAAGAAAAAATGTATTTTTTACACGGAAAGACTTATCAAAGACCCTCCTAACGACAGTCTTTCGCAAACTATGTTAAACCAGGCCGCTAGGCTTAAAGCCGAGCTGTCTCGTCTTGAGGCGGAATTGGGCAAATTTAAAGACAGTACTAAAAACAAAAAACTTAAGAAAAAACAAACACTTAAAAAGCAAAAAAGGAGCAAAAAATGATTCTTTACACGATTGCAATATTGGCTTTAGGAGCCCTTTTGGGCGGTTATTTTTATCGCCAAAAATTCAAACAAAAGGCTCAAAAAGGTCTTGAAGCTATGTTTCACAAAGGGTTTGAGTCAGGGATAGAGAAGGCCCGGGCCGATCTAAACGCATCCCTTGACGCCTACCAAAACGCAGAGCTTCAGGAAGAAGCAAAAATAGCAAAGCTTGCTGAGGAAATTGGTATCGAGGTAAAAATGGAAGAATCCTCTTGCGGCGCAGGGTGCGATCACTCTGAAACGTACTCCATCTCAGTGCCTAAAAAAACTAAAAAGAAAACAACCAAAAAGAAAACTAGAAAGTCTAAAAAATGACATGGCTTCCAATAGGCTCTAGTGTAGTTTATCCGGACGGCGTTAAAAGAGGCCGTCCGCGAGATGGTGAGAGATTTGCTTATAACGGCGAAATCTACACCTGGGACAATCAAATTGAGCGATGGTCTAATTGGAGGGGTAAAATAGTTGAGTTTAAAGAAAAAGAAGGCCCCGTACTTTCTATGTATGACAACTGGACACACGCAGAATGTCAGCCACCGCTTACAAAGCACGAAGATGAAGCTAAGAAAAAAACTGAAGGGGAAAAACTTCGCGATTTCTTTTTTTCCAAAAATGAATTAGGCTGTGAGTGCGGTGTTTGGCTAACAGGTTCAGATCGCCACAGCAAATACTGTAAGCTTTACAGGGAGGAAAATGAGTGTGGGTAATTTTGTTGTTCTCGAACATCTCCCGTGGTTGGAAGTGCCTAGAATCGTTGGCTATTTTAACGATCTAAAAGAAGCAGAGCTTGAAGCGCAGAAACTTAACTCAAAAAGTTTTGATTCTAATTTCAGTGTTGGAAATCTTAGCTACACATTTGAGATAAGGCCTGTAATAACTTCGGAAATGTTCGAAAATATAAAAAGACTCACGCCTTCTTTGAGGTTTTAGATGGGAATGGATAGCATCATCCTAACAGGAATGGTATCGCTTTCTTGCGGAAACATATCTGATACCAAGAGCGTAAAAAACGCCTGTTCAACAGGCATTGAAGCAGCAGCACGCCAGAGCGGCATATACGAAAATATAAAAAAAGAAGAAAATAAGCTTGCTGCAAAAGCAGAAAATAAGATCAAAAAACACATGAGCCCAACGACCATTGAAATTGTGAGTACAATGGTTCTATCTGGAAGGCTTCTTTTTGGGCACAACAGTTCTTTCAGATTAGGCAAGGGTCCTTTGGGAGGAAACTATGTGTTTGAAACAAACACGAAAGATTTTTATCTAAAGATCGGTTGGGACCTATGAATCAGTACGAAGACAAAGCAAACAGAAGGCAAGTTTGGGAACATAGGTTTGATTTTAAGGAAAACGGCGGATATTACATGAAGGTTTGTTACAGGCCCAAAAACCGTTTTTGGAAAATTATGCACAAGCTTGGTCTTATTAAGACCCAAGTTCCGATTGCTGAAATTGAAAATAGTCCGATGGACTGGGAATATCTTTGTGTTGAAATTGTAGACGGCTTGAAAGTAAAAAGTATATTTTCCACAACTAACGGCATCAAAACATTTCGAATATCCATACCGAACGAGACTGCGGACAAGTACGAGGCCATAATAAGTTTTGAGAGGCTTTACAGCTAAAACCTTGTAATAATTACAATTTATCTTAAGCGCCAATCTTTAGTATGACCGAATAGGTCCTGTTTAGGTTTAAGTCTGACCCAGGACCGGCCTAGGTTTCATAAATCTCAATTAGACTAAAAAGAGATGAAATCCTCGACGAGGATACCTAGGCTCTTTTTTCTTGATTTTATAAAAATGTGAGTTAATTTTATTTTACCCTCCACAATAAAAAACAGTTCCCCATTGTTTCAAGCCCCTCCAAAAGAGGGGTTTGTTTTTTTTGGGACTATGATATCATGTAAATATGAAAACAAACATAGATATAATGCTTTTTAAAGCCGGAAAAGAAGACAAGTTCAAAAGAGCAGACCTAGTTCTTGAAAGGGCTTCCAAAACAGGCTTCGTTGAAATGTACACAATGGAATGCACAAAATGGAACTACCCCGACAACGGTAAAAATACCGAGCTTCCAAAAGAAGATGGCACCTTTGATGTGGAAGGCCACTCGTGCTCTGATATTCAGGCGGTTTGGGATGTTCGATGGTGGGAAAGGCGACACTGGCACACTATCAAGGATAGTGTTATAAACTACCTCGAGGGCATCAAAGAGTTCATCATAGATGATTTTAAGTTTTGGATAAAAAAAGAACCAAAGTATCTTTTCAAAAAGATGAAGGACTGGCTATTCATCAACCCATTTAAGGTTCAGCAGGAAGGATGGGTTTGGGTGGTAGACTCTCTATCTGCTTCGATGAAGTCTGCGGCCTATGAACTTGCAGACGACTTAATATCCATAGAACAGGGCTTCGAAAGCTCTATAGAGCGTTTTACAAGAACAGGAAAAATCAACGAAGTGAAAAAAGTACAAGCAAGAGCTGACGAGCTGATGGCTACCGAGGCCGGTCGTCACCAGGTATTCTTGCACATGGTTAAAGAAGATAACCTTGTAAAGGTTACAGATTACATGTGGGTGAACGAAAACGATCCGACATGTTTTGTTATAGACGACAATTTTATGCCGTTTAACATGAAAAACGGCTGGTCGCCAGAAATGCTCACAAAAGTCATCTCGTATTGGTTCCGTGTATTCTACGGAGTAGATGTGACCGTAAAAGTAAAGGAAAACAGATGAGTAGATTAAGACTTATCCAAGATTTTGATGTAAAGATTGTCGACATGGAATCTGAAAAGTGGCCTGAAATGCTTGCGTATTCTTTTCGAAATACCGGCTTTGCAATTTTGAAAAACCACGGGGTCGATTTCAGAAACATAGAAGTACTTTACGCTCAATGGACCGAATTCTTTGCTTCTAACCAAAAATACATGTACAAATCAAAAGACGAAAACAACGGATATATCCCTTTTCGATCTGAAAACGCAAAAGGAAACCCAGTGAAAGATCTTAAAGAGTTCTTTCACGTGTTTGCACCGTTTGAGAATGTTCCAAATGGCGTGAGTCGGATGATCACGAAAAGGGTGGCTGAAGATATGCTGAAGATAGCTAGGCACCTACTTTTTGTCCTTCAGCCAAACATTTCAAATGAACTTTACCGCTTACAGGGCGAAACCATACAAAACATGGTAAAAGATTCCAAAAACAACTTGTTAAGAGTCCTTCACTACCCAGCTATCGAAGGCGAGGTGGAGCCTGGAGCAGTAAGGGCTGCAGCCCATGAGGATATAAACCTGATAACGCTTCTTCCTGCGGCAACACAACCAGGTCTTGAGGTTCAAGATCTTAAGGGTAACTGGCACAAGATTGAATGTGATCCTGGAACTATCGTGGTAAACGTCGGAGACATGCTCCAGGAAGCAAGCGGCGGAGTATTTAAAAGCACAACCCACAGGGTGGTCAATTCCGAAGGCGAAAACGTAGCAAGATACTCGATGCCACTGTTTGTACACCCTCGTCCAGAATGTATTTTAAGTAAGAAATACACGGCAGGGCAATATCTTGACGAAAGACTTAAGGAGATTGGACTAAAATGAAAAACAAGTTAAGCATGGACCCTTCGCCAGAATTTGCAAAAGATGCGATAGATTTGCTAAAAAAGATATCTGAAACAGCCAGCGAACAAGAAAAACTGTTTGAGATCGTTAAAAAACTTTCAGAGTATTACATGAAAGGTAAGCGGTATGACTTATACTCCCAAGAAAACCATTGAAGAAGAACAGGAAGAAATCGAGATCAAAGTTTCAAAAAAGATTGACGAGCTTTTGGCATCTATAAAGCAGGTTGGTTCCATGTACGTCGAGCCTGGGGACGTTGTTCTGGTGCAAGTAGACAAAGATACTACCAATGAGATGATGGCAAATCTTCAAAAGATGTTATCAAAAGTGTTTAAGGACAATAAAGGTATCTTTACAACAGACAAAATTGAGTTTAAAGTAATAAAAAAAGGAGAATCAGATGGTCAACAAAGCAAAGAAATTGAAGATCTCAAAAAAGAAGTCGAGCAGCTCAAAACGCAGCTCCAAAACCTCCAAGGTTTCGTCTCAAAGCACACGCCAGTCTAAAGGCTTGCTTGCAAAAGCAAAGAAACTCTTGACCGGAAAGAAGGAAAAGGTAAGCGCGCTGTCTAAAAGTGAAAGCAAGCGACTCGCTACCCTTCAGCTTGAAGCTATCGGAGACCAAAATGGTAACGGTATCGGTATGATCAAGGTTTACGACGGCAAGAAGACCGAGACTCTCATTGCAAACAACGCAGAAGAGTACCGACAGATTCTTCGCCGCATCCTAAGCGGAGAACTCAGAATCGCACTATGAAGAAGATCTTTTCGTTAGTGATAAACACATCAAATGGGCAGGTAAGAGTCAAGACCGTAAAAAGTTTTCTCGATAACCTGCCCAGAAAAGTATTTGCTGGACATGAAGATTTCAAATACGAAACAAATGTCTACGCACCCTCTAATACGTTTGTAGGGTCCTACAGTGCGGAAGCCATGGGTCCTAGCGAAGTTACCTACGTAAGGAAAACCACGCCGATACTTCTTCCTAAGGATTTTAAAGAAATGAAGGATCGCTTTCTAAAGTTCTTGCTAGAAACTAAGGAAGTGGTCCTTTCAGGAAAGGACTTCAGTGAATACACTACAGACACAGAAAGTAACGTAGTTAAAATAGACCCTGCCAACATACTTCAAGGCATCGAGGATGCAAGTGTAAAACTTGTAATGAACATGATAAATGGGCCCTACGCACTGATAAGGATCAAACCAAGAACGTGGTGCTTGATATCAGAAGACTCGTGGGATATGATCTTACCTATAAGAAACTATGAAGACAAACTTATCGGAGCAGCCCCAGTAGCAAGTAAGCTGGGTTCGTGGGTTATCATCGAAGTCGAAAGAGGTTCAAATGTTTCTTAGAACACTGATGCAATACATGATCGACGAAAAGGAAAAGGAAGCTCCACTATTTAAGGAACTTCGAAATAAGTACCCAGACTTTGGCGAGAAACTGCTGATGCCAGCTTCGGTAACCGGAGAGACAAAAAATCCACTTATCGGGTTTGCAAGTTCCAATGACTGGAAATCCCTGATCGAATTCTACACAGGGCACCGATCGTCTAAGATCACAAGCATCTTTTTAAGCAAGCTGCTCATAGAATATGAGACCGAGGAATACGAGTACGGAATCGATAAGATTTTGATGGATTACCAATCAAACAACACTCCTGATCGATCAAGACCTAATTCGTTCACTGTTCTGTTGGATAAAAAGAAGAAAAAGAAGATGATCGACCGTTTTTTCCTAGAGAAAGCTCAGCTAGCAAAAAGATGCGGTTTAAACATCGGTCAGATACAGAACGTTCTTGAGAATCACAACTCTGTTGGGGAAAAACACACAAGCCGGCGCTACAGCCAAGTCAGCATCTTCGGTTTAACAAATATTAAAGATCTGATCGGTACAGAAAAGACGTACCGAATCCTTCTGACCTGGAACGGAGACACAGGATACGGAACGCTCTCGGACTCGGTCTACATGTTCGAAACTCTTGTCCAGCACTCCAAAAACCCAGCACTGGGCTACAAGATTGATAGAATCAAAGATTGTCCCATATCGAACGTCAAGGATTTCCATGATTTCCTGGTTCAAGAACAAAACTACGTCGAAAGAAAGATAGGCTCAATGCCGATCCAATACACAGGGTTCAGAGCATGGCTGTCTAAGCTAAAGATCGAAGGCCTGGAAACCTACATACCAGAACAAACCGGAGATCTTGTCGAGATCGGACAGAAACTCCACAACTGCATCGGTACCTACAAGAAACGAGTGGCAAATGGCTCCGATACGATCGTAGCATTCAAACAAGGCGACCAGTTTAAAATGGCGATGAATGTATATATCGTAGAGCCTAAGTTTGCACCCACGGAAAGGGGGATGGTCAACACCGAAAACATGGCTGAGCTGGAAAGCATGATGAGGTCGATCACGCCTGGAGAGGTGAGAATTGTAGAGTTTAAGGAAAACTACAATAAGACGGTTCAAGATGAGACGAAAAATCTTGTGGAAAAACAGCTAGTTGAATTATTTACAGAATACAAGAAAGAATTATTGGACAATAAAACTGCTACGTGAGATACTGAACCTACTTAACCAATAGGAGGTAAGTATGGCTCATGAAGTAGAAAAAATGATGTTCACAGGCGATGTACCATGGCACAAGCTTGGTCACAGATTCGAACAAGCGCCCAGCCTTGAAGAGGCTTTAGTAGCAGCAGGCCTTGATTGGACCGTATCTACAGAACCAGTTTTCTCTGGTGCTGGCGAAAAAGTTGAGGCCCAGCTTACTCGCCGATCTTCAGACAACTCGATCTTAGGTGTCGTCGGTCCAAACTACGTACCACTCCAAAACAGCGAAGCTTTTGAGTTTTTCCGTCCGTTCCTTGATCAGAAAGAAGCGGCGATCGAAACTGCAGGATCTCTTCGTATGGGTAAGCGCGTATGGATCTTGGCTAAGATCAACCGTGACCCTATGACCGTAAAAGGTAACGACATCGTAGATAAGTATGTCTTGCTGTCAAATAGCCATGACGGAACATTGGCGGTTCGAGTAGGCTTTACACCCGTTCGGGTTGTTTGCAGTAACACACTGGCTGGTGCCCATAACAATAAAGCTTCTAAGCTTATCCGTGTAAAACACACTAAGAATGTTGTTCAAAATCTTGAAAACATTCGTGAAATTATGGACCTTGCGAACTCAGAATTTGAGGCAACTGCAGAACAGTACCGATTGCTTGCTAACAAGTCGATCAACCAGAAAGATCTTGAGAAGTATGTAAAGCTTGTGTTCAACACACAGTCACGCATCGTTGAGGCAGAAGGTAACCTTGACTCCATCAACAACAAGAGAATTCTTGATGAGGTTCAGCCTTTGTTTGAGGTTGGTCGCGGTAACGACATGCCTGAGATTAAAGGAACTTTCTGGGCAGCCTACAACGCAGTTTCGGAATATTTACAGTATAACCGAGGCGAAGATGTAGGCGGACGACTTGATAGCTTGTGGTTTGGTCAAGGTGCTCAGCTTAACAAAAAGGCATTTGAAACAGCCATCATCATGGCGGCTTCGTAAAAATTACAAGGGGGCTAAGGATGGCCCCATTTTTTGTTGCAAATGTAAAAAAACATAGTAAAAAGGAAAAAGGAGGAAATTAATATGAACGAAGAACAAACACTACCAGTAGGTTCGGTTACGGTGCAGTCAGCGCTGCAGAATAAATCAGAAAGTTTTATGACTCTGGAAGAGGTTGAGCGTAAACATATTGAAAGAGCGCTTTTTACTTTCGGAAGTAATAAAACCAAGGCGGCAAAAGCTCTTGGGATCTCTCTAAAGACGCTTTACAACAAGCTTCACGCTTACGGAATGATGGAGAAGTCTGCGGATGAAAAGTAAGAAACACGGGTCGTACAAACTAGCTTTTGACGTTTCTTACTCTGACAAGTTGATAGGAAGAATGGCTAGGAAAGGTCACCAGATTGTTTGCGTGGCCGCACACGGAGAGACCGACGAGCTATGGTTTGCAAGAGCCATGGCCAACGGGGCTGAGATCGTGTTTTCTAGAGACCATGACTTAATCAAACTGTTAGCGAAAAGGGTCGGGAGTAGGGTCAGGATTATAAACGACGAAAAGAATATAATGATAACAAGCTCCCCAAATTTGATGGATATGTTTGGAGACGGCGATGACACGTAAAGAAGCAAACATGGAAATTGTTCGGCTGATAATAAACTACATCAACATGAACCCAGACCAGAGGTTTACCCAGATTATCCAGAACCTGGATATCGTAGAATACGATGGCGACTCCAATATGTTGAGAGATAACTATCACGAGGAATCAAAAGACACGCTTGAGCGTATAAAAAATACACTGAGAGGGAAACATGACTGAATTAGTCTTAGCAGTACTGGCAAGCTTTGGAATCTTCTACTTCATGCACAGAAAGTTTGAGAAGGAACAAGCAGTTCGTGAAAAGCAGTTCGAGGCCACAATGCGAGCCTTAGAA